TATGAGCTTTTGGGATACTGAACCACAAAAACCTGTCTTTGACTTTGAATCTGAAAAAGCAAAGTTAAAAGAAAATATGGACTACCTTATGACAATGAGTGTGCAAGAACAAACATTGTATAAGAAATGGGTAGAGTTGCAAGAACCTACGATGATTCAGGCTAAAGCCCAAATAGCATCATACTACGATTCACAATGGAAACCAACTGATATCAACAATAAGGAGCTAACGATAAAAGAAATTGAATCGTTAGACCCTTACGTTGAGATTGTGGAAGACCCTAAAGAATCTACTAAGTGGGCAGCGGTAAGACGTATGATTCACACAATGGATTTTACAGCAAACCCTGGTCGTAATGTAAAGATTAATGTAAAAGATAGAACAAGCGGAAAGTTATTAGGTCAAATTTCATTAGCATCCGATGTTACCGCTTTGGGAGTTAGAGATAACTTTATTGGTTGGACAAAAGATGACAAGTTTGTAAAAGGTAAGTTAAACAACACTACTATTGCCTCTACTATCGTATGTACGCAGCCATTAGGTTATAACTTTTTAGGTGGTAAGTTAATCGCTATGATGACTACTGTTCCCGAAGTTAGAAACTATTGGAAATCAAAGTATGATAACATTTTAATTGCAGTAGGTACAACATCACTATACGGAATTCATTCACAATACAATGGTATTCCACTTTTCAAAACATTAGGCGAATCAGCTGGTAAGATTAGTATTAAGCCGGATGATAAGTATTATGACCCTTGGCATCAATGGTTAAAAGAAAATCGTGCGGAATGGTATAAAGATAATATATCAGATGAAAGAGCTCGTAATGGTGCTAATATGGGATATGAAGCTAATGGACCTGTTAGTGGTATCAAACAAAAGATATTAGGACAAATCTTTAAAGAGTGTGGTATTAAGGCAACTGAATATCATCACGGATTTAAAAGAGGTGTTTATATGGCTATGATGTATGAGAATGGTAATGATTTTCTTTGTGATAAAATTACCGAAGACCAATTGGTACTAAAGGATAAATTTAAACAAGGTACTGAATACATCAACAAATGGTGGAAGAAGCACGCAATTAGTAGATATACAAAACTGCATGAAGAAGGTAGATTAAAACCTGAACACTTATTCTATATAGATGCTATTGGAATTAGTTGGGAAGAAATGAAAGAAAAATACTTGGGAGAAGTAGGAAGATAAAAAAATAAAATTATGGCAAAGGCTAAAAAAACAAAAAAAGTAGAAGAAGTAAAGATTGAAGACCAATCTGAATTATTGCAACAAGTGGGTGAAATTAAATTAGCTCAAGAAAAGTATGAACATTGTGAATGGTGTTTTCAATTTGATGAAGATGAACCACAAGTGTTTGCTTGGACAGATGATGAATTAAATAGAGATGAAGACCCTAAAGTAATTTTTACAATTACTAATGTTAAAGATTCTTATATCACTTTCCAAAATGGAAAGACTGGTAAATTATTTAAAATATTTGCTAGAGAACTTTCAGATGAAGGTAAAGAAATGAGAGAAAAGCAAAGAGAAGCTATTAAAAATTTCCAAAAAGATACTGAAAAAATTGATAAAGATGCAAGTGAAAATAAAGAAACTCAAGCCTAATGCAGTAATTCCAACATACGCCAAAGATGGTGATGCTGGGATGGATTTGGTAGCAACTGAAATCCTTAAAGATACACCTGAGCAAATTACATATGGTATGGGTGTAGCATTAGAAATACCTAAAGGATTTGTAGGATTAATATTTCCTCGTTCATCAATTAGAAAGACCGGTTTACAATTAAGTAATTCAGTTGGTGTAATTGATAGTGGATATAGAGGTGAACTACAAGCCACCTTTAATAAATTATTTGGTGGTGACCGTTTTTATGATGAAACTAAACTTACTGAAATTACATCGAATGATTGGTATAAGGTAGGTGACAGGATTGCACAAATTATGATTATACCATACCCACCAATTGAGTTTGTAGAATCGGAAGAATTATCAAATACCGAAAGAGGCGAAGGCGGATTCGGTTCAACAGGAAAATAAAAAAATATGTTTGAATATCAGCAAGAAGAAAACAACCATTCGTTATGGGTTGAAAAATATAGACCTAATAAGTTAGAAGATTATGTAGGTAACGAACATTTAAAATCAAAAGTAGAAACTTATTTAGAAAGTGGAGATGTACCGCATCTTTTACTTTATGGTAGAGCGGGCACTGGTAAAACCACATTAGCAAAGTTAATTGTTAATTCTTTGGAATGTGATTATATCATCATTAACGCATCGGATGAGAACAACGTAGATACAGTTCGTAATAAAGTAAAAAACTTTGCATCTTCAATGGGATTCAAGCCATTTAAGATTATTATAATGGATGAGTTTGATTATATGTCACAAAACGCTCAGGCCATTCTTCGTAACTTAATGGAAACATTCTCTAAACATTGCCGATTCATCTTAACGTGTAACTATGTTGAGAAAGTAATCGAACCAATTCAGAGTAGATGTCAATCTTTTCAAATCATTCCACCAACTAAAAAGGATGTAGCAATTCAGATGAGTAAAATTCTGAAAGCAGAAAACATTGAATTTGATGTTAAAGATTTAGTTCCAATTATTGATGCTAGTTATCCTGATATTCGTAAGGTAATCAACACTTGCCAACTTAACTCACATAAAGGTAAGTTGAAAGTAGATGTACAAAATCTATTAGAGAATGATTACAAATTAAAAGTATTGGATATTCTTAAATCAAATGATGATAAGAGAAACAAATATATGAAACTAAGACAAGCTATTATTGATAGTAGAGCATCTGAGTTTTCAGAATTGTACACACTACTTTATGATAAGGTAGATGAATATGCAGCCGATAATACATCGGGTGTAATCCTTATATTAGGTGATAGTATTGCTAAATCTGCGGTAGCAATTGATAAAGAAATTATAGCAGCATCAACACTTATACAAATTTTAAATACAATATAATATGGCTAACATTTTAGGAGCAAGTGGGCAACCACTTAATGAGCAAGAAGCAACTCCAATACCTTTAGAAAAAACCGAAGCAATTGGATGTAAAAAATGTGGTGGTGAGATTTTCGTACAAGGGTTTGGATTTCGTAGAATTTCAAAGTTATTAACTGGTAAACCAAAGGATGAAGTACTACCAGTTGAATTATTTCTTTGTGGGGATTGTGGTGAAGTACTAAATGAATTATTGCCTCCGGGTTTAAAAGTAGAAGAAGAAGCATAATATGGCTAAAACATTATTCGACCATATAAACGCAATTACGGATAAGAAAGACCCAAAGTATTGGGATAAGCTTGATGAAAGTGATAAAAAGACATGGAGTAACTATATGATACTCCGTTTTCTTTCTATGAAGCCGGAATGGATAGAACTAATTGCAGATATATCACCATATATTCAAGAAGCTCCACCAAAAGCAATGTACCTTGCTTTAATTGGATTAATTCCAAAAACAAAAGCATTTTTAAAGTATATGAAACCAGCTTCTGCGGATAAGTATGAAGGCTGGGTAATTGAATTAATAGCTAAATACTATGAAGTATCTAAGCTGGAAGCTGAAGATTATGTTCATATACTTTATCAAACAACTTCTGGTAAAACTCATATCAAACAAATAGCAGAAGCTTATGGTACTGACCCTAAGCAAATTACCAAATTAAAGTTAAAAATTTAATTGGTAATATCGGATAATTTTCGTATCTTTACATTATGGCAAAAGTATCATTTTCGCAGTACTCAATGTGGAGTAGCTGCCCGCAACAATATAAGTTAAATTATATAGATAAATTGGGTGAAAGTTCTGGTAACATTCACACAATATTTGGTAGTTCGATGCACGAAACTATCCAACACTACCTTTCAGTAATGTATGGTGTATCCAAAAAACAAGCCGATGAGATTGATTTGGATAAATTATTATTAGATAGATTGAAAGAAAACTTTACTAAAGAAAAAGAAGCTCTTAGTGAAGGTACTCCTTGTACTCAAATTGAATTGGAAGAATTTTATGGAGATGGTAGAAGAATTTTAGCTTGGCTAAAAAAGAATATGCAAAAGTTCTATTCTAAATCTGGATATGAATTAGTTGGTATTGAAATTCCACTTAACGCTAAAATTAAAGAAGGTGTAAACTTTATTGGTTTCATCGATATTGTACTTAGAGATTTGGCTGAAAATTCTATTATAATCATTGACCTTAAAACATCAACTCAAGGTTGGAATCAATATCAAAAGGCTGATAAGTTTAAAAATGCACAAATCCTTTTATATAAAAAGTATTATTCTGAATTATTTAACATACCTTTACAAAAGATTAGAGTTGAATATCAGATTATGAGAAGAAAATTACCAGAAGATTCGGCATTTCCAGTTCCTTATATATCTAAACACATTCCTTCAAATGGGGCACCATCTGTTACTAAAGTGTATGATGAATTTATGGAATTTATTAATACTGTCTTTAATGATGATGGTACTTTTAAAGATATCCCATACCCCAAAGTACCGGGTCAAAACAAAAAGAATTGTAAATGGTGCGAATTTATGAATAGAGGGATATGTGATGGGAAAGCTTCTTAAAAAAAGTTTTCAAAAACTTATTGTTTTTTCTTTTTGTAATATACTTATATATACAAATATATAAAATAAACATTACAATGATTCAAGAAAACACAAAGCTAACAACTGTGAAAATATTGAAAGATGTATATTCATCATTTAAAAAAGTTTCATTTGATTCCGATGTAACATTACAAAAACTGGTAAATAGAACAGTTGAAAGATATGTTAAAGATGAAGACTTTAGAAAAGAAATGAATGAGTACTTACAATTGCAAATTTCAGGTTCACAATTTTAAAATTAGTTATGGCAAAGAAAAAAATACTGTTACTTTCAGATGATTTAAGAATGGCGAGTGGTATCGCTACAATGTCCAAAGAATTAGTTCTTGGTACTATACACAAATACGATTGGTTTCAAGTGGGTGCTGCAATTAATCACCCTGAACAAGGTAGAGTTTTAGATGTAAGTGAAGATATTCAAAAAAATTATGGAATAGCTGATGCTAATTTAAAAATACTTCCTTGGAATGGATATGGTAACGCTGATTTGATTAGACAACTAATTAATTCCGAAAAGCCGGATGCTATCCTACACTTTACTGACCCACGCTATTGGATTTGGTTATATGATATAGAGCATGAAATTAGACAGAATGTTCCAATTTTATTCTACGCAATTTGGGATGATTTACCAGACCCATTATATAATCGTAATTATTATGAAAGCTGTGATTGGATTGGTTGTATCTCTCGTCAAACATATGGTATTATAAAAAGATTATCAGCATTAGATACTAAACCAACTTGGAAACCAAAAGCAGATTGGCAAGTAAGTTATGTACCACATGGTATTAATACTGAAATGTACAAACCAACCGAAGTACCTGCTGAATATCGT